TTAATTAATTAATTTAATTGATTTTGAAAAAGGGGGGGGGGGAAATTTTATTTTGAAAACTATTTTGGAAAAAATTTTCTAAATAAAATCCTTTTGAAAAAAAAAAAATAAAAAAGAAAAGTGCCATTTTCCCAGAAAAAGTTGCGTGTAGAAAACTATCTTAATACAATCATTAATATAATATAAATAATTTATTAATTAAAATTAATTAGTGTTATACCTAAAATTAATAAAGGTATATATTAATATTTATTTATTTTTATAGAAAAAATAAAAATATAATATATATATTATATGATGAAATTAATATATGGTATAATTTTTGGAATGATAATAATGTACATTCTTATGAATAATAAAAAAAAAAATAATAATAATGAAGATCAAATAAAATTTGCGGCAAAAAAATTAGTAAGACAAGCAGCACGTTGGTCAACAGCAGCTAAACAAGATAAAAATTCAATGATAGCAGTATTACATGCAAATTATGGAGCAGGATATTTATGGGCATTAAAAGATATTATAAATACAGATATAATAGAAAAAAATACAGGTATAAATATGATGAAATTTGAAGAAGAAATAGTAAAAATACAAGATAATGCAACAAAATCAATGGCGAAATTATGTCCAAAATATGCTCCTGAACCTAGTGTTTTAACAAAAATAGCAGGAGAGGGATAATTTATAATTTACTACGTTTTTTTATAACTTGCCATTCTAAATATGTTTTAATAGGTCCGTCGGTGTGATTTTTATATATATCAATTATATATTTATCAATAGGATAATTAATTAATTTTAATAAACCTTTATGAAAATCAATACGTTTTTCTTCAGAAAATTCTTCATCTGGTTGACAATCTAAATTTTTATAGTTGTGGGTAATCCAATAAGGTGAATGAGGTAAAGTTTTAGTAGGATATAATGGAGAGGAAATTGTATTAGAACAACATGAAAATAATTGATTCATTTAATAAAAAAATATAAAAAAAAAATCAATTTAATTTAATAAATTTTAAACAGCAACAATTAATATATTTTCTAAACGATTAATACGTGTTTGTATTCTACCTATTAATAAATCAATACTTGTTTTAATAGTATTATCTCCAATATAAGTTAATTTAAGATTATTTAAACCATCTAAAGCACAGGTCATTTTAATATAAAAAGTTTTAAGTATTTTTTCATTAGATTCTTTGAAAAACGCTTTAACTTGCCTTTCATTTTTTTCTTTTTCATTTTTTTTTACACTTATTTCATTTCTATATATAAAATCAGTTATATAAATTACATCATCAATAATATCTTTTATATTTTTAATGGTAACAATTCTATTTTGATTTGAAATATACCGCGAAATTGATGGGATATAAGAATTATCGACAAAAATATTAGAGTCGTCATCACAATATAATTTTTCTCCTTGTTTTATATAAGATATTATAGATAATTTATATAAAATTTCATTTATCATATCGTCGGTGATTTTTTTTTTTTCGGTCGTCATTCTATATATTATTCAAATGTTATTTTTTTAAATTATTAAATTAATTATTTATATTATTTAAAATATGATATAAACATTTAGCATCAAAAACAGCAGAAGGAATACCTATATTATCACTTATTGTCTCTGCTTCTGTATTACTACTAATTGGTTCAATATAAGTATCTAATGTATCAATACTATCTTCTTTATTTACAGGTTGTTCTTCATCTTTATTTGTAGATTGATCTTTATCTTCATTTGTAGGTTGAACTTCATCTTCATTTGTAGGTTGACCTTCATCTTCATTTGTAGGTTGATCTTCATCTTCATTTGTAGATTGAGAACCACCTTTTGTAAGAACGGTATTTTTTTCTATTGGATCTCTATAATCAGAAGTAAGAGTTTCATCATCGGTAGAATATATAGGTTCATATCTTATATTATTAAAATTAGTTTCAATATTATTAAAATAAATAAAATGTGTTCGTGTTAATTTATTTAATGGTGACATAAATTTAATATGTGGATCATTAAATTTTTTGAGTGTAGAAATAATTTTATATAAATCATTTGTATGATTTCCATTATATTTATTTTTAGAACCGTATAATTTAATATATGACATTTTAAATGCTTTTTTATTATTAATAATATTAAAATTATGTTCAGAATTAAAATTAAACCCAAAGTCATTATTATCATTATTTACTATTAATGAAGCATAAAATAGATTTCCTTGCTCTATAAAATAATCCATAACAGTATTTATATACCAACTATTATCATATAATTCAAATACAAAATTTATTTTATTTTTATCTTTATCTTTATCTTCTTTATCTTTATAATTAGAAAGTATTATTTTATTTAATAATTTAATTTTATTAAAATTATCTGTAGTATATTCAAATGTAGAATTAAATATAAATACAATATTTTCTATACGATTTTCAATTAATTCAATACGACCTTTCCAATAATTATCAAATTTAGTTTTTATGTTATCTAAATTTTCTAAAGGAGTTTTTTCTATTATATTAGAAAAATTAGAGTTAAATACAATAGAAAATGTGAAAGTATCATCAATATCCTCTATATTTTTACTAATATTCTCCCAATTTATTTTTTCTGTTTCATTATAATTATTATCATTTATTTCAATTGAATTAAAATGTGTTGAATAAAATTTAAGGAAATTATCTTGTGATTGATAAATAATATCCCAATGATTTGTTTTATGAGTATTATATCCAGCAGAACCAATATAAATATTTTTATCATTTAAAAAAGTAGTATGTTCTTCTAAAAAGGAATTAGTATTTGTATTATCTGTGAGTAATGAATTTTTAATATTATTAACATATATATTAATAAATGTATTATAAATTTCTGGTAAAAGATAATCAATATTTTTAAAATTATTAATATAAAATATTTGTAATTTTTCTAAAATTTCTTCTTCATTTTCAGTACCATTAAGAGTAATACTTATATCATTAAAAAATGTATTAAGTGTATTTATAAATGTGTTTTTATTTATAATTATATTAGAATTATATAATTCTTCCAGTGGATACATTTTTATTTTAGTTTCTTGTACATTTGAACCACCAGTCATTTTATCTATTTTATATCCAATATCATTATAAATTTCATTAGAAATAAAAGTATTGAAATCAGTAATATTTTTATTTAAATAAGCGTCTTCATATAATAATAAATGAATATCACTCATAGGATTATCTATATCATTAATTTGATAAACCACATTAGAAATAGTTTGTTTAAATAATTCGGTATTATAAAAATCTTGATTACGAACAATATATTTAATATTATCAATATATAAATCAAAGAATTTACTCATATTTTTATTTAAAGTAAAATAATGTCCATTTGTTACTGTACCATAATGACATATAATACTTTTTAAATCTAAAATATAATTATTAAATTTAATATTTTTAATTGAATTATTTTTATCTATAAATTTCATATAAATTCTATTATTTATAAATAAATTTGTTTTATTTTTCTTAATAGCATTTTCGGTATCAAAAATAATTCTATTTATATCAAATAATAAATATTCTTGAGGATTTTTATATATATAAGATGATTTATTTATAGATTCACCATTACAAACTTGACAATAAAGTCCATTTACATGTGAAGATGTTTTACTAGAATGATGAATACAATTAGCAACAGTAGTATTATCTAAAATATCTATATTAAAAGTGAAAGCATTTTTAATATGATAATATCGGAAATTACATTCTGAACATTTATATTCATTTACAGAAATTGAATAAAAATCATCTAAAATACCATTTTGTTTTTCATTTAATTTATTAATATAATATGAAATATTATTAGTATCATTTTTTTTTTCTGGAATAGGTGTTATATTTACATCATCATATACATTATAAATATAAGTATCAGCAATTTGATATGAATTATCTATACATAAAAATAAAATATTAATAAAATCATAAACACTTTGTAATTTATATAAATTAAAATTATATTTATAGAATTCTATTCTTTTTGTAAGTATTTTTTTAAATTCAGATATGTCTTTTTTTTCTTTAATAATTAATTTATATAATTCATTTATAAGTTCTATATATGTAGTAGATTGGTCTGTTTCTAAAAGAGATTGTTGTAATTTTTTAATAAAAATTTTACAATTTTGTAAAATATATATAGCAGATAAAATATAACAATCTGATTCATTATTTTCTATTTCATTAATAGATTTATTTGTATAATCAAATTGTTTTTCTAATAATTTATTATATTGAATACTATCAAAAATAGAGTTTTTATATAACAAATATTTATAATTATTATATATATCACTAATATGTAAAGATATATTAGAATTTGTAATATAATCTATAATATTAAAAACATCTTCATAACTAGTAATATTAGTAGTATTAATATGTATATTTTTAGTAGTTTTAAGATAATCATCAATTTGATTAATAAGATTTTTTAAAATAGAATTAGTAGTTAAATTTTGAGTGATAGAACTATTTGAGGTATATTCAATTTCGAATGTTTCTAAATTTTCTTCTTTTTTATCTTGAAAATATTTTTCATAAACCCAATTATATTCTTCACTTTTTTGAAAATCTTCTAATATATTTTGACACATATTATCATTAGAAAAATCGTTAGAAATAAATTCTTGTTTTGAATGTTTTGAATTATTTAAATGAGGAATACCGATAATAAACATAAATTTATCATTTAATTCATAATATTTATCTAAACAAACAACATTAAGTATTTTTTTTATTTTAAAATTTTTATCTTCTATAAAATTTTTAGGAATTAAAATAATTAAATTGTATTTATCTGGTTTAGCAATATATAATACATTACTAGTAAAAACAATTTTACAATCTGTTAATAAACAACCTTCAGTAGGAAATAAAATATTAGCAGAATATTTAATTTTATATAATATTTTTTCATTAAATGTAAATTCTCCACAGTTTCTAAAAATAATTTGAATAGATTGTTTTATTACCAAACCATCACGATTACATTTATTACCTATTTTATTTTGTAGTTCAATTAATAAATAATCATTTATATTTCCCTGTTTTGTTTTTAAAAAATTATTTAAATTATTTATATCTACTAATATATTTTCATTATAGATTGATTTAAGTGATTTAAGGTCCATATATATATAAACATATATTTTAATAAGCAAAAAAAAATAATTTGAAATTAATATATATATATATGTGTGTAATAGTAGATATATTAATTTACTATATCAGTTAAAAAACGTGCAATATAAAAAACTAATATACAACTAATTATAAATCTTAAAATAGAAATGATAAATCGTCCTAAACGAATATTAATACCAAAAATACAAATATCATAAGAATCAATATCTTTTGTATTATCTTCACAAAAAATTATATTTTCATAAAAAGAATCAATTAATTCTTTTAAATAATATGCTATAGCAAAAGAAACTATACTAACAGAAACTTTATTTTCAATTAAAAATTCTCTAAATTTATCCATATTAAATAAATTAAATGTATTTGAATTTAATTCAAATCTAGATGAAAATGTATCCATTATAATATAATATATTATTATAAATTTGAAAATATGTAAAATATTATTTTATTTTAATAGTATAATTAATATTATATGCTTTTTTAATTTCTTGAGAAAATAATAAATCAACAAATATTAATAATTTTTTAAAACATTTATTTATTGTAACTTCAGATATTTTACAAATATCAGAAATATTTTTTTTTGATACATTTAATTTACATAAATAACATATAAAATATATTATTCCACTAGCAATGGCTGGAGGGGTATTTTCAGAAATATCAGGTAATTTTTGAACTTTTTTACAAATTAATTTCATTAAATCTATATATTTTTGTTCAATATCTAATGAAGAACAAAAACGTGGAATAAAATTTTCAGGTGTAGTAATATTTATACTATAAATTAAATTATTTTTAATATAATTATTTAATTCTAAAAGTTTTTTACGTCCTTGTGTAATATGAGATTGATTAATATTAAAAATTTCAGCAATTTCTTTTTGACTACGTGAAACATTATTAATATTTAAACTAGCCATTAAACAAGTAGCTACTAAAGCATCTCTATTTATTCCACGAGAAATTTTAATATCCCGAATATCTTTATATATTTTTTTTGCTTGATCAACAATCATAGAATTAATATTATTATTTGAGGCAATAATATTTAAATTTTCAAAAATAGATAAAATAGCCCTATCATTATAATTACTTGTTATATATTTATGAATTGTTCTTAATCGTTTAACTTCAGGACTATTTCCTTTTGAACTAATCATAGTACCACAAGACATATTACTTAATAAATTATTTACAGGCATTCCACAACGTGTAGGATCGGAAGATTTGCTATCTTCAGAACCATAAAATCTCCATTCAGGTGTTGTATCAATAAAAATACCATTATTTTCACCACATTCACTACACCATCTATATCCATCTTCAATTTTAAAATCAGTAATTGTATTACAGTTTCTACATATTTCATTTTCCTCCTCATTTTCTTGTTCATTTTTATCAGTTAAATTTTTTTTTTGAAGTATTTCATTATTTTCTTCTGAAAATGTATCAGATATATCATTAAATAATGACCATAAATCTGAATTTTCATTAGTTGACATTTTAATTTTTAATATATAAAATTAATAATATCAATTTTAAATATTTATATATAATATATGAATATTAAAGATAATAATTTTCAAAAAACTGCTATAGAAGGTATAACAGAACGAAATATAATATCAGATTTATTTTTATCAGAAAAAAATGTAAATTTAATTCATTTAAAAATTATAAATTCTATTCGTGATAAATATAATTATAATATATCAAAACAATCAAAAAATGAATTATTAATTATAATGCGTTCTATATATTTAAATAATTGTACAAATAATTTTTCTAATAAAAATGAAATAAAAAAAGAATTAAATAAATTAAATGAATTAGTTATTAATTATTCTGTTAATAATATAATTAAAAATATAAAAAGTTATGAATTATATTTAGATAAAATTAATAATAATTTAAATCCAATAGATTTACCTAAACCAACAACAGTAAAAGGAGATAATATATTAGAATTAAAACCATTTTTTTAAATAAAATATATATTTTTAAAAAATATCATTTTTTTTTAATATATATATAATCATTAATAATAAAGAAATAGTAATAATTAATACAATAATAATTAATACACATACAATATATAAAAAAATAAAACTAGAATCAATATATTTTTTTATATTTAAAATATATTCTTTTATTTCTTTATTTTCACTTAATTTTTTACAAATACCATCAAACATTTTTGAATTCATTATTAATAAATTTTATATATAAATTATTTTTATTAATAAAACTTATTTATGTAATAATTTTTTTATTATCATCACTTAATTTACCTAATAATTCAATTTTTTTTTTACCATAAGAATAACATAATCCTGTGGTTGGAATAAATATAACTTCAGTTCCATCTTCTAATGTTACAATATTACCCTTATGTTCAATTTCTAATTCATCATCATTATCAGTTTCCATAATTTCTTCTATAACATTTTTATTTTCTTGTGTTGAATTTACAATTTCATTAGGTTTATCAAAAATTGTACCATATGTTCTTTTATGTTTATGTCTTCTACAATAATCTAAACCATCTTTTTTAGATCTTAAACATTGTTTTCCTGCGGAAGCAATAGCATTACAACGATCTTTTGGTAAAGGTGGTTTAACAGCACGAGTTTTTTTAGGTTTATAATCACGTGTAATTGGTTCATCATTTAATCCAAGATGTCCATATTTTTCAACAATTTCAACATAATTTAAATTTTCTCCTTCACATAATTGAGATACAATATTTTGTAAATTTGCTCTAACACATTTTTCTAATTCATGTGTAATACCATCAGTATTAAGTTGAATACTCATTCTTTAAATATATAAATAAAAAAAATCAATTTATAAATTTATATATTAAATTCAATTTATTTATAAAATATTTATTTATATAATTATATTAATGACAAACATATATAAACATAGTTATATTAATTTTGATTTGAGTGAATCTGGTGATAAATTTACATATGATTTAAAAAATAATTATAATGGAAATAGTTATCTCCATAAAATATTTATTAAATTAGAACTTCCTTCTATTTATTCATCTAATCAAAGACAATTTAAATGGGTAAAATATTTAGGTTATAATATTTTAGAAGATATATCATTAACAATTGATTTTAAAGATAAATTTAATAAATATAAATCAATTCCTTTATATACATATACAGAATGGTTATATATATGGAATGAAATAAATTTATCGGATGAGGAAAAAAAAATACATAATGAACTTATAGGAAATGTACCAGAATTATATGATCCTGCTAATGCGGGAAATAGACAAAATTCGTATCCTATTTCTCATTTAAATCGGGAAACATATCGTTGGGTTATTAATGATGATAATATTAAACAAGCATTAGTTCATACAATTACAAATGATTATAATTATAATAAACCTCCGTCTATTCCTAGTAGAACATTATATATACCATTGAATTTTTATTTTTGTAATGATATAAATAATATGTTACCTTTAGGAATAGTTGATAAACTTTCTATATCAATAAAAACAAGAAATGTAAATGATTTATATACAGTTTTATTACAACCAGAAGATTTTATTCTCGATTCATCAGAAACAAATGTTAATGTAACAAATACAACATTTAATGAAAATGTAAAATTACCAAATGGTATAAATTTTGTTCGAAATGTAATTCCAAATTTTAGTAGTAGTGCTCATATTACAACAGAAACTCCTAATAAAGATAATTTATCTATGTTTGATGTATTAATAAATAAATATGAAATAAAACCTTTTAGTACAGGAAATACAGCAATAAATAATTTTTTAGTTTCAGATTTAACACCAATTACAAATATACAAACTTCACAAAATTCAAAAAAACAATTTTATGAAGTATTATGTAAAATATCAATTACTTTTAATATAGTAAATTATAAAACTTTTAATGATAATAAAATTAAAATAACAGGTTTATTTAGATCAATAAAAAAAGAAAATTTTTTAAATGATAATACTAATACAGATGGTTCAAAAACAGATCATAGTGAAAATATTAATGTAATAACAAAACAAACTAATGAATTATTTTTTGTTGTTAGACATTCTAGAAGAAGTAATAAAAATGATTTATTAAATTTTACTAATTTAGATTATTCAAATAATAATCCTTGGGATAGTAGAAATTTATCAAACATTATATCATATAATTCTAATATTGAATTATTATCTAATTCAATATGGGAACATTTTGCTACAACATCTTCAATAAAAATTGGAATAGATCCTGCAGGGGAATTTTTTATAAAAAAACATGTTTTAGATAATAATGTATTTAAATATGTTGATATTTTAAATTATAAATCAGATGAAACATATGAAGATATACAAAGTATTTATAATACTAAATCTAATAAATTTTATAATGAAGCAATAATAGAAAAATGTAAAATAAATATAGATTCTATACCAATTACAAGTATTGCTGAAAATTATAATTTTTATAATAAAGTATCTATGTATAAAAAATATAAAAATACAGTTCCAGGTTTATATTATATAAATAATTCTTTTACTTCAGTAAATCAAATTAAAATTAATGAATGTTCATTTAATAAAATCAATATTGATAATTCAGTTGACTATGAATCAATAATATTTGTAATAGAAGAAAAAATATTAAATTCTTAAAAATAGTTGATAATATATTAAAAAAAAATATGAATTATAATTAATATAAATAATTAATTATTTTATTTTTATATTATATATGCAAAGAATTATTATATATGCTATTATATTAGGAGTTTTTACATTAATAATAAATTTACTTAAAAATGATAATAATTTTAAGGGTTTAACATATGATTCTACTATTATTGATGTAGTAGCATATGTATCTGCTTCATTTAGTGGATGTGGATATATAGGTATTCATCCAACAAGTAAAATAGCTAAAATACTTATTATGTTATTAAGTATATTAAAATATGTAATTTTAATAGAAGTTTTACTTGCGGTAAGTCCTATATTAGATAATTATGATATATTTAAGGGAGTTGAAAATATTATTAAATTAGAAGAGAAAAATGAGTTAACGAATAAAATATTTGACTAATAAAATAAAAATATAATTAAAAAATAATTTTAATTATTTTTAAATAATAATATTATATATACATATAATAAATAATGATAACAATTGAAAATATTCAAAAAAAAATAATATATTTTTGTGTTGTAGTTTTTATTTTTGGATTTGTTATTTATGGATTAAAAAAAGATAATCATTTTTATGGTTTAAATGAATCAAGCGATTTACTAGATTGTATGTTTTATACATCTATTATGTTTACTGGAAGTGGTTATGCTAATATATATCCACAAACAAGTTTAGGTAAAACAATTATTTTAATTGTAAGTATAATTAAAATACTTATTATTGTATATCCATTTGAAAATATAGATGGAGAATATTTCAAAATTTCTGGAACAAACACCAGAATTACTATTGAAGATATTGATGATAGTCTTGATATATTAAATAATTAAAAATAATTAAAATTACTAAAAATAATGTTAATATTTTTAGTTTATTACAATAATATATAAAATATATAAAAAAAAAAGTATATTTATAATAAAATGCAACCTCAACGTGAAATTCCAGTAGAAGAAGAACCTGATGATCCTCCTGTTGATGAATATGAACCAAATGAATTTAAAAAATTACTTGACAAAAAACAAAAAATTTATTTATCTAAAACAAGTAGTCAAGGAAGACAGCCAGAAGGTGGTTCTGCTATTCAAATGAAATATATGATATGTATTTAATTTTATTCTTCAATTTCTAATTTATCTGAACTACGTGGAAAAACAATATATTTTTTTTTATCATCTCCTAATATAACTACTGCTTTTACTCCTAAGGCTTTTAATTCAATAACTGTACCTAAAATACATACAGATTCTGAAATATTATATTTAACTCGATGATTTTTTAATAAATTATTATAAAAATCTGTATGATTATCATAAATACCGTATTTACCCATTATATATATATATATATAATTTTTTTTTTATTTTTAATAATTATAATGTTTGAATTTATTGGAAATATAACATTTAATTTTAATAGAAATCGATATATAGCTTTATTTTTTATGATATTAGGTGGAATATTAGGATGGTATAGTACAATTTTAATGACAAATGAAAGTACTGATGATCTACCAAAACCAGATTCTAATCAAATATTTGCGATATTTATAGGTATAATTCTTAGTATACTATATTGGTTGAAAAAATGTTATAATATTCAAATAAGATAATATAAATGTAAAATTGATTAATATTTTAATTTATATTAAATGTCAGAAAATTTAGACCTGTTTATTCTTGAGGAAATTCAAAATTTACTTAAAAAAAATATAGATAAAAATTTTATTGAAAGTCTCAAAACAAAAAAAGGAAATACTCAAAATGCCGAACGAATTTATATTAAAAAAATAAAAGATATTTTTGATGAAAATGATATAACCTATGAAGAAGCAGCTTCACAACAATCTAAAGATTTTCGTAATATTAATAAAACAGAATTAAATTTGGAATGTAAAAAAACAGATTCATTAACAATTTATTTTAATGATACTTGTCCTAATAAAGATATTAATTATTGTATTATTTTTACAGGAAATAAAAAATTACCCCCACAATTAGTATTTATAAATGGACAAAAAATAGTAGAAACATCTATGCCTTGGATAGATGATTATACCCGTGAATTAACTATATTAAAAGATAAATATTGTAGAGGTGAAAATAAAAAAAATTTATGTGGAATGATGGAAGTTTATGCTAGACCTACATATAAAGCAAATATTGAATGTTTATTAGAAAAATATTAATTATTTAATAGATTCTACTATTTGTTTAATTAATGGTGGAGGAACAGCATTTCCTATTTGAATAATTTGTTCTTTTAATGAACCAGTTAATTTATAATCAGCAGGAAATCCTTGAATTTGTTTTAATTCATTTGGTAATAGACAACGTAAATAATACCCATTTTTATTTTTTAATGGTACAAATAATCGTGGTTGATGTTCATAAGTACATATAATGGTTTTACTTGGTTTTCTTATATCAATTATTTCACTATGAACAGGGGAGTCACGTTTAGCAAATGATAATCTAATTGGATATGGTTTATCTTTATATACAAAATTACGACCTTTAGCAATTACTTTTAAATATGGATGAACATTATTTTCTATTTCATTATTATTCATATCTGTTAAAATACATTCAGAAGGAATAGTAGTCATATCAAAATCTTCAGGATTTATTTTAATAGCACCAGTCATATCAAATTTTACTATATTTTTTAAATTTGTTGGTGTATTTAATTCTTCAGGAAATTTTAATGATTTATTTAAACTTTTTTTTACTCCTAAAATTATTAATCTTTCTCTTTTTTGTGGAACTCCATATTTTTCTGTTTTAAAAACTTTATAAATTATATCATAATCTAATTTTTTAAATTCTTCTACAATAATATCAATTACATTTTCACCTGTGTTAGTTTTTCTTGATAATAAACCTTTTACATTTTCACCAATAATATAATCAGGTTCAATAAATTTTGTTGCTCTTACAAATTCTCTAAATAATGCCCCACGTGGATCATTTGGATCTTTTTTACCTCCGTTACTAAAAGATTGACAAGGAAATCCAGCAAAAATTAATTTTAATGTATTTCTATATTTTAAAAATGTTTCATCAGAAATTTTTGTAATATCATCTCCAATTAATTTACTATTTAAAAAATTCTCTTCATGTGTCATTTGAAATTGTTTCATTTTTTCACTGTATAATACAACATTTAAATTTGCTTGCTCTATTCCTAACGTATCTCCCCCCATTCCTGAAAATAAACTTAATGCGCTTTTTTCTTTATCCCAATCTATTTCAATTATATTTTCATTATTTTGTTTAGTCGTTTGATTATCAGAATTAGGTTTTATTGTATTTTCATATTTTTTAATTAACTCTATTAATTCTTTTTTATTTTTATTACTATAACCTTTAATTTTTAATTCTTTACATTTATTTTTTAGTTCTTTAACATTCATTATAATTATATAAAATTATTTATTTAAATCAATTTTTAATAAAAAATGAGTATTTATTATTTCATTTATATTTGTTTCAATAAAATAACTATTAAAATCTATAAAAATATTATTTAATCTACAAAATGCTATACAACTATCTATATTATCAATTATAATTTGTTTAATAATATCTTTAATTAAAATATTGGATAAATTATTATTTATATTTATTATATATCGATATATATCTACTTGTTTTTCAAAAAACCAACTATTATATAATTCTATTTTTTTTATAAAAAATTTATCTATTTTAAATGAAAATATATCTATAATTTTTTTATTTTGTTTTGTATAAGTATCCCATTTTAATATTACTTTATATATTTTTTGTAAAATTTCTTCATCTAAATGTTGTTTCATATTTTTACATATAATATATCTTTCTGAATTTGTTTTTCTACTAGTTTTTAATTTAGTTATAATTACTTTTTCATATAAATGACATAATATATAAAAAATTTTTAAATTTAATATATTTGTTAAATCAAAACATTTAATTACAAAATTTCCTCCTAATTTTTGTAAATTTAATCCTATTATTATTTCACATAAAAATAGTCTAGCAAAATTATATTCTTGATTTACAAAATCTGTTGTAAAATCAAATCCTCCATCAGCAGTTACAATATCACAAGTATGTTTACCTACATAATTTACATAATTAAATATATTTATTAATTTATATATATCACCTGTATTATCATATCCACTACATATTTCTATATTTTTTTTATGAACCATTTTTTTTTGTAAATTATACCAAGTTGGTATATTTGAACTTTTATTATCTATTAATGATATTGTATAATATTTATCTTCATTATTTTTATTTCTTATTTTATAACAAGCTTCAATAAATCCACCAGGTGCTTCTGCTATAAATGCTATTTTTACTTTTTTATCTGTCATTTTAAGTACATTATAGTCATTTTGGATTTCAATCAGTTTAAAAAATGAACGACTTAAAACATTTTTTTTAAATATTCCTATATTTTTTTTATTATAATAATAATTTAAAAATAATGAATTTGTAAATAATTTTCTATATATATACCAATTTTCATAATTACAAACTTCATTTTTAATATTATTTAACATATTTTTATAATTTTCATTTATATAATCAATAGGATAATCATTTGAGGTTTTTATATCTATATCTACCTCTATATTATTATTATAAATAAATGACTGTCTATCAATAATAATAGATTTAGAAGAAATCATATATTAATATAGTAAATCGTATTTAAATATATTATTAAATTTAAATATATTATTAAATTTAAATATATTATTGAACAAATAAAATTTTTTTCTGTTTATAAAATATAATGAAAACAATGGATGCGTATAAATTTAAAAAAGTGTGTATGTCTGTAGAAGAAATATGTCATAATTCTTTAAATAGAATTGTAGAAAATATGAATAAACATCCAGATCATTGTAAAAAATTAGGTGAATATGTAAAATTATGTGTAGTTGTTGAAAAATTATGTAATTATTGTTGTTCTATATGTTGTAATTGTGATATTAGTAAACATTTATTAAATGAATGTAAATTAAAATGTTCCTTAATGGTAAAATGTTGTGGCGAAATTAAAAAAACAAAAATGTCAAAAAAAGATATGGAATATATGAGTTGTGAAAAAATGATTAAAACATGTAAAAATTTAATGAAAATGTGTAACTAATTTATTTATTTATGGATAACATTTTTTTTTTCCATTTCTATATTTAATAATTCTAATGTTTCTGTTGATGATGTAACTAATATATCTGGATAAATTGAATGAACAAATGCTCCTAATGCTGCTTTAAAAAATGTAAAACTTAAAAATAATGAAAATTTCATATGTTCAAAATATGTCATATTAACATCTTTTAAATGTTTAAACATATTTTTTATAATATATTTTTATTTATAAATTACTTATAAATATGTGAATAATAATATATAAGAAAAATGAATGATATAAATAATAATATGATTTCATTAGTAAAAAAAACATTACCTGAGATTGACTTAAAATTAAGTAACAATATTATTGAGTGTATTGAAGATGTAACAGCTATAACAGATAATGAAAGAAATACAATTCATCATATATTAAATACATATTATTGTAGTTATGAGGCACTAGAAAATTTACGTAAATATATAAAAACATCTTATTATAAAATTATTGAAGGGGAAAAATATGATCGTTCATTACTTTTATTAGCAGAAAATTTAGTAAAAGGACAAGGAGATGGAAGAATTAGTGAGGCAGATATGAAAAAATTAGTAGAATCAGCATTAGATGGAAATAAAATAACTGATTGTGAAAAAAAAACATTAAAATTTATTAGTAAACAATATAATACAACAGAAAATGCTAAATTATATTTAAAAGATATTTTATTAATTTAAATAAAAAATAATAAACAAAATAAATAATCAATATAAATAATAAATATGTAAAATTAATTAATAAAATAATAGAAATATAGAAATTGTTGTAAATGGCATATAACTATTAAAATATATACATAAAAATAAAATAATACAATATAAATTTATAATTTCTAAAAATGACAAATTCATATTATATTTATGAATAATAAATATCAATTTAAAAATATATTTATTTTAAAATTAAACAATACTTATGGCAAAAGGATTTTTATCTAACTGATCTGTTATATCAGTTGTTTTTTTTGCTTCATTATATTTAATAATATCTTCAATAGAATTAGTTTTATTTGATGTAGAAACAATGCTTGTTTTATCTAATATTGTATTATGAATTAAAGTTTTTTGTTTAGGTTCTTCTCCTTTACGTAATAAATCACATTTTATTTCCATATTAATATCTTTGGAACTTACAGCTGTTTTAGCACCTTCTTTTGTTGGTGCTCTACCTTTTAATGTTTTTTCTTTTAATTCATTAATAGTAGCATTATACATATCTTCATAAGACATCATTTCTTTATCACCTAAACCTGTACCATAATAATCTTTATCAGCATATGTTTCTTTATTTGTTTCTTTGGCTTCATATTCATTTGTCATATATCCAGTAGCATTTTCTCTATCACCGATACCAATATATTCGTGATCACATGTTTTTTCTCTATTTGTTTCTACCATTTCCATATTAGCGGTTTTATAACCATCATTTCTATTTTCAGCAGCACCACCTACTGTATAATTTTGTGAGTATGTTTCTTTATGAGTTAATTTAGCAATATCTTCAAATTGTTTAGTACCCCTATAACCAGCTATCATATTTAATAATTCACTATCTTTTAATAATGTTTCTTTTAAGGTAGTTTTTAATTTATCTAAATTACGAACAGTAGTTTTTTTATTTTCTACAGTAATATAACCATTATGATTATTATCTAATAAGGTTTCTCTTAAAGTAGTTCTAATTTTCTGTTTTACTCTTTCAGGTAATTTATTATATAATTTTATATTTAATATATCTTTAACATTATTTTCTGTAGTTTCTCTTATTGTAGTTCTTGCTGGTTGTTTATTATACATTTTTATTTTTTCTCCACCTTTTAAATTTAATAATTCTTTATTTACTTCTGTAGTTTCTTTTATTGTTTGTTTGGCTTTATCTTCATAATGAGCAGTTGGTATTAGAGCTTTTAATAAATTACTAATATATAATTTTTTTTTAAATGGTTGTACAGCTTGTTCTTCTCTTTTTGATTCAGGACAATTAAATGCTAATTTATCAAAATCATATTTTTTATCACCTGTAATATTACGTGTAGTATCTACATCTAATTTTAATTTATTACTTGGTCTAAAATCTTGTTTTTTATATTCTTTAGAAGTTATACTACCCGCAGGTCCCATAACTTCTTTAGAAATTTTTCTATTATTGTCTTTAATATATATATCAGAACGTTTAGTTTCTTTTGCTACACCAGCATTGGGAAATTGAGCTTTATCAACAGCCATAATAGCATGTTTATTTTTAGTAAAATAATAACCAGCATCACGTTTAATTTCTTTTTTACCTTTTATAATACGTCCTTTATAACTTACACGTGGATTATTTTTTGCTCTTAAATCATCAACAGTTTTAGGTAATTGATATTCACGTATATCTTGGTGAAATCCCCCAGTTGGACCATCATCATATTCTAAACCAACACCTGGTCCTACTTTGACTTGTTCAAAAGGTAAATTATGATTTTCATATCTAGATTGATTAATATTTTTTTTGTATTGTTCAGTATAATTTTGGGTACCAAAAATATTTTGTTTTTCTTGTTCAAATAATGGTCCTACTTCTTTTTTAGGTTGTTTTAAACTAGCACCACCTGTAAATATATCTAACTCACGTGAAGATTTTGTTAAATCCATATTTTGTTTTGCTGTACTTCCAAAAAATGGTTGCATATTATTATGAGAAAATTCAATAGAGTTTCCTGTTAATTTACTTTCTACATTTTTATATTTTTTTTTAATTTTATTTCTTCCTGATATATCATCATCTAATTCACTTATATTAAAAGTTGTATCTTTTAAATTATATTCAATAGGTTCATCTGATATATCTTGATTATTTTTTTGATTATTAATTTCTTCTTCTAATTCATCTTCTAATTCGTCTTGTATTTCTTGTTTCATTTCTTGTTTCATTTCTTCTTGTATTTGTTTTTTCATTTCTTCTTTTATTTGTTTTGTCATTTTTTTTTGTTTTATTTCATTATTTTTAATTGTTTCAACATTTTTTTGATTGTGTTTATTATGTAAATTTTTTTTTATTTTTTTATTTTTATGTTTATTATCATTATGTTCATTAGCTAAATATCCACTAATTAATAAACCGGCTAATATTACTGTTTCCATAATATATACTCTTATATAATATTATATATTAAAATTATTTAATTCAAAAAATTATTATATAATATTTCTTCCTTTTTTATATTTATATTATTTAAATCTAAATAATCTAATTTATTATATTTTTTATTATTAATCCAAATTTTAATTATATAAAATTTTTTTTTATATGATATTGTTATTCCTGATATAATATTTTTTTTATCTAAATTACCTCTAATTAATTCAATACTTAAATCCAACCATATTTTTAAAATTTCATTATTTAATATTTTAATAGACCAATAACCACCATTTATATTATTTTTATCTTCATATATAGGTAATATATCATTTTTCATTAAAAAAAACATACCATTATGTAATGATATAAAATTATTATATAATAACCAAAAATCTGCAATATTATCAAAAGTATATAATTTTTTATATGATTCTATACTCCAATCATTATTAAATAATTCATGATGCCATAAACTCCATTTATTTTGTAATTTTAATTTATAACATTTTAATTTTTTTATTCTTAATAATAATATATATTTGTGATATATATCATACATATTTATATTATTAATATATTAATTATATATCTATTAATTTATATATATTTAATATCTTCTTCTTTTAATTTATCATTTAAATTTTGAATTAATTCATTCATATTATAACATTCTTTCATTATAGATGAATTTAAATTTATTTTATCAGATAATTTTGTTTGATTTAAAATTTCCGTTTTTTGAGTTTCTAATTCTTGAATTAAATATTCTTTAAATTTAATATTTGTTTTACTTCTATTATCTTGTAAAATAATCATACTTACAATTAATTGAATTATATAATTTTTTGGATATTCTATTTTTATTTTTTGTTTATATTCATTAAATTTTTGATTATATTCTTCTAATAAAAAATCTATCATTTCATTATATTTTTTATTTTTTTCTATTATTTCTATTATATTAATATTATACATATTATATAATTGATTCATTTCAGTTTTTGTTTGATTATAATATTGAATATAATCTTCACATAAATTAAAACGATAAATAAATTTTTCGTTTATTTGTTTTCTAATTTGATCTATACTATCTAAATGTGTTTGAATATTATTATCTTCTTCTATTGATTTATCTGTATTTTCATTTAATATTTTTATTAAAGATTTTGTATTTAATATATTTTTATGATTTAATAATATATTATTATACATATCAACATATTTCATATTTACATTTACATCTAATGGTTCCATATTTTTTTTTATTTCATTACAACTTTCCATTATTTTTATATTATTTTCTATTTCTATATGTTTTTTTTCTACATAATTATGTAATTTTTTATTTAAATTATCATCATTATTATCATTTGAATTATTATTCATTATATACTTATATAAATATATTTTTATATATAAATTTATTATGAAATGGATTGTCTCTAAAACAAATACACCTAATCATTTACAAACTATTACAGAAGCTATTACTAAAGCATCAGATTATGATGAAATACATATATATACAGGTCATTATAAAGAAAAACTTATAATAAATAAGGAAATAAAAATAATAGGATTTGGAACAGTATGTATTTATTATGATTGTGATTTTATGGATCATGTAATTTCTATTAAAGAAACAGTTAAATTAGAAAATTTAATAATTCAATCACAATTAAGTAATATACTTTATATTTATACTTCAATGGATGTAGAAATAAAAAATTGTAAATTAATTTCGGAAACTCAAAATTGTATTAATATTTATAATTCTGGAAATTTTATTATAAAAAAATGTCATATTGAGGCAAAAAAAAATGGAATTGATTATAATAATATATTAAATGTTTTCAATCATTCTGGAAAAATAGAAAAATGTAATATTTATTCTCATAATTATGCTATTAAATTAGTAAATTATTCTAAATTATATATAATAGATACATTATTAGATACTTCTAATAAATGTGTTTTATTAAATGAAAATACATATTTAACATTAGAAAATATAACAATAAAAAATTTAAATAAAAATTTTATTGAATATAAAAATAATTCTTGTCCAAAATATAATTTATTAATTCAAAATGATATTATTTTTAAAAATTGATATTTATTTTTTAATATTTAAAATGACTAAATCATTACAACTAGTAACATCTAATACATTATCATATATTAATTACAGTTTATATTTTATTTATTTACAATGTATTTTATTTTTAAATACTATTGATCATATTGTATTTAGTAATATGTTAGAAGAAACTAATACTATTTCAAATTCACAAAATACTTTTTGTCCATCAAGAAAAAAATCTTATAATTCAGTAAGTAATCATATTGAAAATACAACAAATTATAGTATATTTGATATAAATAAATTAAATATGATAAATGAATATACTAGAAAAGAAATTAATAATATGGAAGAATTATTATTTTGTAATTGATAAATTAAACGATTATTTATATATTTAAAAAATACTTTTTATATAAATTATATGTTTCAATATTCAGATAATTCAATAGATTTTATTAATTCAAATAATTCTGAATTAATAAAAGAAATAGAAAATAAATATAATTTAGCTATAAATTTTTTTCAATGTGAAAAATATAAAGAATCTGAAGAAATTATATTAGAAATTCTTGAACTTATACCAAATAATTCAGATGTATATAATTTTTATGGTCGTTTAAAACAATTTCAAGGAGATTTTAATAAATCAATAGAATTATTAAAAAAATCAGTTGAATATGATGAAGAAAATTTTATGGCCCATTATAATTTAGGTTTAGCATATTGTATAAAAAAAGATTTACAAAATGTAAAAAAACATTTTACATTATATCAAAATTTAAATAAAGATGAAAATGATACTAAATATATATGTAATTTATATATTTCAAAACTTCATTTTGATGAATTAGATATAACTGAAACAAAAGAATATTATCAAAAATCTCGATTACCATTATTTGTTGAATTATCACAATTATTAGTTCCTCGTATTTATAAATCTAGTGAGGAAATAGATTATTATAGAAATGTTTATCTTACTACATTACAAAATTTATTATCTAATAATATAGATCATTTAATAGTTTCAAGTGAAGAAATATTTAGTGAATATTTACAATTTATATATTGTTATGTATTTCCTTTATCTTATCAAGGTAAAAATAATAGAGAAATTTTACAACTTCAATGTGAATTATATCGTAAAATATTTCCTTGTTTAAATTATACATCAAAATATATTAATGATATAAGTATAGTAAATAATAAAATTAAAATTGGTTTTATATCTACAAATTTTTTTAATCAATCTGTATCACGTGATCGTATGGGAATTATTAGAAATTTACCTCGTGAATTATTTGATGTTACTGTATTTTTTTATTTTAAACCAAGTGATGATTTAGGAAATTTTATATGGGATAGCGATAATACTAATATTGTATTACCTGATACTAATATTTTTGAAAGACGACGTATTATTGAAGAACAAAAATTAAATATTCTTATTTATTGTGATATTGGAATGGCACCTGATACATATTTTTTATCATTTTCTAGATTAGCACCTATTCAATGTAATACATGGGGACATAGTGACACAAGTGGTATTGATACAATAGATTATTATTTATCAAGTGTATATTATGAAAAAGATTATGCTGGTGGTCATCCTGAAAATAATTATAGTGAAAAATTAGTATTAATGGATAGTTTATGTACTTATTATTATAAAATTATTGAAGATCCTACAATGGTGAATAAAAATTATTTTGGTTTTTCAAATAATACTAATATTTATTTATCTTCTCAAGTATTATTTAAATTAAATCCTAATTATGATAAAGTAATTAATAATATTTTAGAAAATGATCCTAATGGTATAGTTGTATTTATTAAAATGAATCTTGGTTCTTATATACAAGATACATTAATAAATCGTTTAGAAAAAACATTAAAACATAATATGACACGTTTCCATTTAGTTGAATGGCAAACCTGTGAACGTGATTTTTATAAATTATTATCTATTGCTGATGTTATTATTGATCCTTATCCATTTGGTGGTTGTAATACATCATTTTCTGCTTTTTCTATGGGTATTCCAATAGTAACTATGCCTGCAGATATGATTAATGGACGTTTTACATATGGATTATATAAAAAAATGGGAATAATGGATTTAGTAGCATATAATTTTGAAGATTATGTAAAATTAGCAAATAAATGTGCTACAAATAAATTATGGAGAGAGGAAATATCTGAAAAAATTAAAAATAATATTCATTTAATTTTTAATGAAGTAGATAGTATTAATGCTTGGATTAATTTTTGTGTTGATGCTGTAAATAATAGTTATTCTGAAAACCCTATTATAGTTCCACATACTAATAAATTTAATAATGATATTGAAGAAATAGATTTTAATAAAAGTAATGAAAATAAATTAGAAATAGAAAATGATTCAATTAATATTTTAGATATACATACTAAAATACCTAAAATACTTCATTTTATTTATTTTGGATATACTGATTTCACATTTATTCATTATTTATCTATTAAAACCGCATATGATCATAATCCTACCTATAAAATTTATTTATATAATTATAATCAACCTACTAATAATTTATGGTGGAATTTAACATTACAATTTGTAGAAATTATTTATACTGAACCTCCCGAAGAAATATTTGGTAATAAATTAAATAATTATGCTCATAAAGCAGATATAATAAGATTAACTAAATTAATAGAATATGGTGGTATTTATTTAGATATTGATATATGGACTATAAATTCTTATGACGATTTATTAAATACTTCTAAATCATGTATTATGGGTTTTCAAGCATCTGATACACAATTTGAAGGTTTATGTAATGCTGTTATATGTGCTAAACCTCAATCTGAATTTTTAAAAATATGGTTAGAAAATTATAAAACATTTGATAATAATCAATGGGATACTCATAGTGTTTATTTACCTTTAGAATTATCTAAAAAATACTCAAATTTAATAGAAATAAAATCACAAGACGCATTTTTTCCAGTATCATGGTGGGAATTTGAAGATTTATTTAAAAAAAATAGTAATTTTGATATTAGTCAATCATATTGTATTCATTTATGGGAATCTCATTTAATGGATAAATTATTAAGTAAATTATCACCTATATATTTTCATATATTTGATACACCAATAACAAGAATATTTAAGAATAATTTAATATATAAAAATAAACCACATTTACTTTATGTTTTAGAAAATAACTCAAATTTAATAACAACAAAATATTATTTACATAATCTCTTAGCACAAGGATTTAAAATTTCAATTACTTATATGTCTAATTTATTAAATGAACAAAATTCTATTATTTCTAATCCTATTATTCAAAATATAAAAGACGATTTAGATATTTGTATTAATAATTTATATCAAACATATAATATTGATACTATTGATTCAATTATTACTAATGTAACTGTTGATAAATGGCATTATTTACAAAATAAATTCCAAAATAAAAGTATTTATGTATTTAATGAATATAAATATAGTCCCAATGATATAACTAATGAATTACAATATATAACTCAATTTATTACATCATATAATATAAACATAGATACAACAAAAATAAAATTAATAGAGTTTCCTTATCATAATATAAATAATTTAATTACACATAAAATAAAATATAATTCAAATTTATATGAAAAATTAGATACTACATTTTCTTGTGTATATAATGAAAATATTATAAAAATAGATAATATATTTATTGAAAATTATAAATGTATTCCATTAAGTAATGTTAAATCTGATAAAATTATATTTTATACCATTTGTACTTTAAATAATACTATATTTTCTTTGATTGATTGTTATTATTCTATGTGTCATAATAAAAGTAATATATTATTATATATTATTGGTTTATATAATGATGATACTTTATCTATATTAGAAAAAATAAAAAAAGAATATAAAACACATCCTATATTATTTAATTTTAATTATTTAAATTCATCATTATTAGAACCAATACATAAAAAATGTCATTGTTATATAGATATTGAAAATTCACCTGTTAAATATGATGTTCTATTATGGGAAACACCTATAATATTATTTGAAAATGATAAAATAATTGAAAATACATATTTAGTAAACGAAATACAAAATCAATATGATTTAAATCACATGGTTCATATTATGAATTTAATTTATGAAATCTCTTCAAATGAAATAATCAAAACAAAAAAAATAAATGAAAAAGTATTAGAAAATTATATTTCTTCTTCAAAACAATTAAATGATATATTTCAAAAATCACTTTTAGATGAAAAAATAGTTGAAAAAAAAAGTAAAAAAGAAATTTTAATGATAGGTAAATTTTCTATTTTTGAAAATCGTATGGATACTTCTTATTATGATTTATTAAAACATATACAAGAAATGAGTGATTATAAAATAGTATTTATAGATAGTAAATTATGTGAAGTAAATAAACCAATATCTTATTATATTAATAAATATTGTGAAACTACTAATCCAATTATTTATAATATAGTTTATACTGATAGTTCAGAACAAATAATTAATGATTTAGAAGATACAAAATTAATAAAAATTTATGAAATTGAAGATTGTTATGAAGTAGATAATTTAGTATATAATATAAATAAATTTAAATATGATTATGTATTTTATCGTTATAATTGTGAACAAATGAATTATATTATATCAAAAAGTGATACTAAATTTATTCATTATCCACATTATATAAATAATAATATATTTAAACAATATAATAATGAAAAATCAATAGATATATTATTATATGGTAATACTAGTAATTTTTATCCATTTAGACAACGTTTATTTGATTTAATAAAAAAATCAGGTTTAAATTATTATTATTTACCACATCCAGGTTATGATACTACTGAAAATATTACTATAAAAAATGAATTATCACAATTAATTAATAAAGCAAAAATTACTATTTCTACTTGTAGTAGTTTTAATTATTTCTTAAAAAAATATATTGAAATATCTTTTTCAGGTAGTATAATTGCTGGAAATTTTCCTATAACAGAACAAAATATATATAAAAATTCAATGTGTTTATTAGAAGAAACTGATAGTGACGATATTATAATACAAAAACTAGAAAATATATTAAATTTATCTGAAGAAGATTACAAAAAAATAATAGAAAATTCATATAAAATATCTATAGAAAATCATAGTTATATTAAAAGTATAGAACGTTTTAATAAACTTCTAAATTATATAGAAGAAAATGATATAAATAATGTAAACAATACAAATATTATAAATAATGAAACTGAAAATAATAAAATATTTAGTTATATTTATGATAATAATATATGGAATAATGGTAATGGAGGAAGTGGGGAGGGTTCTTCTATTGAAAATAATATAAATACATATATACCATTTTTGAAAGATTTTATAAAAAAAAATAATATTAAAAAAGTAGTAGATTTAGGATGTGGAGATTGGCAATCAAGTAATTTAATATATGATAATTTGGATATTAATTACACTGGATATGATATATATGAAAAAATAATAAAATTAAATAAAAATAAATATCCACAATATAACTTCATTCATTTAGATTTTATTCATAATACTAATATATTAGAAAATGGTGATTTATGTATTATAAAAGACGTTCTACAACATTTATGTAATAAAGATATAAATAATATATTAGAATATTTAGTAAATTCAAAAAAATATAAATATATTTTAATTTGTAATTGTTGTAATCAAACAAATGATAATCAAGATATTAATAATGGTGA